ACTAAGCCCACTATTAATATTGCCGGATGTATCATCGCTGGCATCTACCATATTCGGCAGGTTACTGGCACTTCCACCCCCCGCCGTAACGGTCTTGTTTAATGCCACGTTCAATAGTCGTACATCTCCCGCGCTGGTACTCGTATCTACGTTATCCTTCGTCCCCGCATCCCAGTCCGCCTGGCTTGTCTGCGGTATCTGCATTATCTGGTCGCCAGATATATCCAACAGTAACGCACCATAAGTGCCGTCATCAAAGTCAGTTGTCAGTGTTTGATTCCATTGGCGAGAATTTGTGCGCAACTGCGCAAGCGCAAGTATTTTGTCGCGAATAGCGTCATCAACAAGCACGGCGCTGTTGCCGTCAAACTTTACAACGCCTTCGGGAGATAAATACATCAAAGAGCCGTAAAACTCTTGTATCGTGCGGTGATACATTGCGCCCAGCCGCGTATCACAACGGGTGCTGGCCCATTGCGTAATGTCTCCAATAATCGAATAACGATACACGTTATGCGGCTTAAACAAATATATATACCCTTGGTACTGCGCCATGCCTGCCAGGTTTTCGCCGTCGTCCTTACCCACGTAGTCGTAGTTAACGCCATAGGCCGGAGTCCAATTCGTCTCTGCGTCCGTCGTATAATTAAAGTCGGCATTCGTCCAGTAAACGCCATTCGGCTGATCGTTAGATTTTATCCCGAACATACGCTCGTTAGCAATCAGGATAATCTCTAACCCTTGTGGAATATCGGACACAGTCAACGCCGTTACAGTCGTGCCATCAATCTTAATCATCCGCGCCGTTGTATAACTCGCGTTCGTTATAACAGGATACTCGCCGTTAACCATGTATAGTTTGTTATTGTATTGCGTTAGGGATACATCCGCATCCGCGCTAAACGTCATGTCCGCACCGCCTATCTGATATGCGGAAAACGAACCCGAACCCGCCGTGGAATAATACAGCTTGCCGCCACAAGCTACGACATAATACTTCGTACCGTCAGCCCGCTTATAAACACATGCCCCGCGGACAGGATAAGCGCCCAGTGTGGTAGCGTTATACTTGCTGTGTCCATTATCCTTCGTTGGTATCAGCTTGTCATTAAGCGCAACGTTCTGGCAGTTAACAAAGCTGCTGGGCGGCGCCTTCTCAATCGGCACACGCGTAACCAGCCCTGCGTCAAATTTGTCCAGTAATAATGTTTTCGGGGTTGTATCAACCATTTTTACCTGTCCCACAACGGCAACGGGTTATTGTCCGTGGTATTGCGCTTCCTTAACATGTCAAACGTTAACATCTCGTCGGGACGCTCATGCATGGCACGTTTCAAGCTTGCCATCTTTCCAGTAAACATCTTTGCGTAAACCGCGTAAAATTCGTTCTGGTCTTCAAGTAAGCATTGCCAAACAACATAATCTTTCAGCATGTCATGGTAGTCGTATATGTGTGTCTTTGAGTCGAACGGTATATCCGTAGTGTCAACGATGTCCGGTGCGACATATGTATGCAAAATGGCTACGGCTTTGCCAGTCTCACTGGGAATAGGATAAAGCGTTATGCTGGTTATATCCTCGACATAATTCGTTATTTCGGTGTCAGTATCAGTCTGCCAGGGGGCGGTAATCTGGCCGTTAACCGCCATCATGTCAAGCTGCTCCCTTGTAACACCATAAACTTTTTCGCTATCATACGTTACACGTAAGATTTTCAGGCAATCGCTGGCCTTGTCGTATGTGCCGGTGCCGGACACGGACGAGCTTGACGTAGTCTTCTGTAAGCAATCAGTCTCGCGACACACTATACGCTGCCCTATATTGGCGCGCCGCAAAAGTTCCGCGTCCGTCCAGTGGCCGCCGGTTGACGGCAGCTTCAAACAGCGCTGAATCTCGGAAAGTATCGTTGACCAATCCATCACTTTGCTCCTTTAAGCAGCGGTCCCCATACCTCTCGGTCGTTAACCTCGCCCAGCTTTCCACGCTTTTCCAGCGATTTATACGCGGCCACGGTGTCTTTGTCTCCATCAATACGCCATTTTTTAAACCATGAATCACCTATCCGCGCATTGCCTATTTTTCGGAATGTACCATCTTTATAAACAAATCTGCCAGATTTTTCATGTCTGAATTTTTTTGCACGGTAAATCCTGCCTAGATATGCCAGTAAAGGGTTTATCAAAGCCTTTAAGCAGATATGCGCCTCAAGAATAAAGAAATTCCTGCCGGTATTATCCACTAACCTTATATGCATGTATACGCTCCATTACCGGCTCACGGGGCTGATACCTGTTACCGCAAATGGCCAGGTACCCTACCCGTGAGCCGGAGAAAAAACATCTACTAAGCGGTCGCTCCGCAAAGCAGATTCACAACCCAGTTGCCATTAAGCGGCAACGACGTCCAACCATACTGCCAACCCACGGTGCCGGACATATTGAGCGGCTGACCCAGCTCATGCGGCTGCCGTATCACTATTGTCCCGGACTGCCCTTCCAGGTCAACGAGGCCGTATGCCTCGCGCCCTATGATAGGCAGCACATGCACAGCGCCCGTGCCATCCTGCTCCACGCCGGCGACAGACTCACGGTAAAGTTGAGTAGACTCAACAAAGCGAATACCCATCCATTTGCCTATCTCGCCATTGTAAAGCGATTCTACCTTGTCCTTGTAGGTCGCGGCGTTAACCCATTCGGAGTCGCCCATGAAATCATAAGTCAGGTCGGGATCAAGAATACCGACGAAATAACCGTTAGGCATTTTCAAGGCTTTGTTACGCCCAAGCTGCCGTTTCGCACGGCGAATATTCGCTGTGGTTACGACATCGGACGCCGCCACGCCTGTGCCAACAGTAACCCTGAACTGTGTCGTAGTGTCGCAAGCAGCAGGAAACGCAGTATCCACCGTAAGCGTACCGGTAGCATTAGCAAAGTCAGAGACTTTGCGCGTCAGGCCATAGTTTGTACCCGCTGTAACGGTAACGAATCCACCATTCCACGCGTCGTCGGCCTGCGTAAGATTGGTCGCGTCCACAATGGTCGTGGTTGTCCCGGACGTAGCCGTACCTTCTACCTGGTACGTTGAGTCATTGTCCGCACGCAACCTGTAACCACCCGTGCAAATTGTCTTAAGCACCTGGTAGTCAATTGATTCGCTCATCTGGGTGGCAAGTATATCAACTTTGCTCTTAATACCCGGGTCAATCGAAGTCAGCTGCGCGATCGTGGAGATGTCAACATAATCACCCCATATCGCGACAGTAGCCGACGTCTCGACACTTTTTAACTGCTTTTCCGATCCGCGCGTAATGCCGCCGGTAATCGTTTCGGTCAGCGCAGTAGTCTGCTTGGCAAGAGGAATATACCGCGTAAAATATACGGTCTTACCCTTACCCTGCGGCAATGTGCGCCGCTCCGCCGGCAACGTGTTATCCTTCTGGCCAAACTGATACGCCACAAGCGAATGCTTGGCCATAAGCAACATACGCTTGTCATAATACGCCTGCACCGCAGGCGGGAGAGACGAGTACACCGTTAATCCTGCCATGTTTGTTACCTCCGTTGTTTTTTTATACCTGGTTTTACGGAGATAACAAGATTGGCGTTAGCGTCTTGTTACTCTTATATCCAGATTATTTATACTCAAGAATTTAGCACTTACACAGGATTGGCGTTAGCGTCCCGTATCCGCACAATCATTCCCGAGGAATTACAATCGCGTCTAGCTCTTCAATTGTTGTTGCACCGAAAATCTTATCCACCACATTTCCGCCGCCCTGGCCGCCGGCAGCAGATACTCCGCGCCCAGAGACTGCCGCAGCCTCGCGTTTTTCATGCGTTTTGCGTTCGGTCTCTTCTTTTAACGATTTTTCATGCGTTTGTTTCTGCACAGCCATGCGCCGTTCATAAACAGCAAGGCAATCCTCAAGCGTCTGTAAATATGGCCGTTCGTTGTAAATCTTTACCAGTTCCGGCCTTATCTCTTTGTCCCACTTGTCATGGCCAAAGTACAGTTTTAACTCTTCTTCCTCTTTCTGTACGCGGGCAAGCGCTTCCTGCCTGGCCTGCTCTAATTTCTGATTCTCGGTGGCTTCACGTTCTCTGCTAAGCAGCTCCTGCCGCTTTTTCTCGCGCAGCTCTTCCACTTTCTCAAGATAACGCGTCGGGCTCTCATGGAACTGCGCGTCAAGCTCCGCACGCTCATCATCAGTCATATCCTTGGGCTTAGCCTCTTCCGGCGGCCTGCCGGATTTCATGCCCTCTATCATGCCTTCCAGTTTCGCAATAGAGGGCA